GCTGGTACGGGCAAGACACTTGCCTGTCTCTGGCGGCTACACTCCCTCGCCTTGGACTACCACGATGCGCGTCTGCTCATGCTCCGCAAGCGCAACACGGATCTCGTCGCAACGGCGATGGTCACGTACACCGACCGCGTGCTGAAGAGCGGTGACTTCAGGGTCAAGCCACACGGCGGCTCGGCGATGAGTGCGCACGAGTTTCGGTACCTGGATACCGGCAGCGTGATCGTCACCGGCGGCATGGACAGCGAGAGCAAGGTGCTGTCGGGTCAGTACGACCTCGTCTACGTCAACGAGGCAACCGACCTGACTGAAGCCGATTGGGAAACGCTCACGTCGCGGCTGCGCAACGGCAAGCTGCCATTCCATCAAATCCTCGGCGACTGCAACCCCGGCCCAAGCGCCCACTGGCTCAATCTCCGCTTTCCGCCCGCTGATGAGGCCACCGAACGACGTGTGCGCCTGCTCAGTCGGCACGTCGATAACCCGGAGATGTGGGACTACCGGCGCGGCGACTGGACCGGCGCGGGCCGTGCCTATGTGCAGGGCGTTCTTGCGGATCTCAGTGGCGCGCAGTACGAGCGGCTCTTCGAGGGCAAGTGGGCGTCGGTCGAGGGTGCGGTGTACAAGGAGTTCAGCCGTGAGCTCCACGTTATGCGCGTAGACACGACGGGGTGGGGCAAGTTGGCAGGTGTGGACGTCGGCTCGAGCAACCCAACATGCGTTTTGACCATCCGATATGCTGGCGACAGGATCCATGTCGAGCGCGAACTGTATCGACCGGAGTTGTCGTCAACCGAGATCGTGAACACCGTTGCCCACGAACTTGAACCGGGACAGACGGTGGTTGTTGACCCATCGGCGGCGGACTACATCAAGGACTGGAAGCGGCTCGGCTTTCGTGCGGAGAAGGCGGAGGCGGCGCGGGTGCCGGAGGGCATCGCCCGCGTGCGCGACGTGTTGCGACGGTGCTTGCTCACCATCGACCCCGGCTGCAAGAACACGATCAACGAGTTCGAGTCCTATGCATATCCGAAGAATCCCACGGTGAGCGACTTACCGAAGAAGGAACACGACCACGCAATGGACCCGTTGCGCTACGCGGTGATGCGGCTCGCCACGCCGCCGCAGCGGGGCGGTCTGGTGAGGAGTCTGTGATGAATCATCACGTGGAGCGGGTGGATGCCGTAACTCTTGCAGCGTGTTTTCAGTACACCATTCTGGCGCCGCGTAAGGAGACGACGTAGATGCCGCCAACCTTAGAGCGGACCGAGATGGTGCCGCTTCCGAAGCGTGGCGATGGCTACCCGCTTATGGTGCTTCGTGAGCAAGTTGAGATTGCCGAGAAGGCTTATCGCTCCGGCCAGCCATACATGGACGGGCTGCTTGCGCTCTTGCTGGAGAAAGGCGCTGTGACGCCGGACCGACGGGCTGAGTATCTGCGAGAAGGATTGCTCAAAGAATCCTACCGGAATCCTACGCTCACAGACGTTGAGCGTGAGCGCATTTGGCGTCGATACCGCGTGCCGTGGTTGGTGCGACTGGCGTATCGCTTTGAGGCGTGGCGGACGGTGCGTAGACTCAGGAGAGAAGCACATGCCGCCAACGTTTGATCCGCTCAAGTGGGCCGTCACCTCCTTTCGTGACACGATCCAGGCGCAGCGGTACGACCTGTATGATCGCTACGTCAGTGGCGTCCATCAACTCGCCTTCGCGACGCCGAAGTTCGAGAGCACGTTCGGCGCGACCTTCGCCGCCTTCGCCTACAACCGCTGCGGCTCTGTCGTTGACGCGCACACCGACCGCCTGCAGGTGGCCGGGTTCGGCGCGGACAGCGACGCCCTGAGCCAACAGGCGCAGGACTTGTGGGACGGGAATCAGCTGGACGTGCGCGAAGGCGAGGTCGAGGCCGAGGCGATGGGCATCGGCGATGGCTACGTGATCGTCGAGACGGATCCACTCACCGGACGCATCAACGTCTGGCCGAACGAGGCGCGGCACATCCGCGTGCGCTACTCGACCGAGCGGCCGGGGCAGCGCGAGCTCGCCGCAAAGGCATGGAAGATCGACGACGACTATCTGCGGCTGAACCTCTACTGGCCCAATCGCATCGAGAAATACATCACGCGCAACCGGGCGCCGAGCGGCATGCCGACGACGCCGAATGCCTTTGAGCAGTACACCGAGGACGGTGAGCAGAGTTGGTCGATTCCACTCGCCGTCCCTGACACGGTGCCCGTGTTCCACTTCGGCAACAATGCGCGCACGGGCCAGTACGGGCGGAGCGAACTGCGCGACGTGATCCCGCTCCAGAACGCGCTCAATCAGACCTATATCAACATGCTCCTCGCCAACGAGTTCGCGGCGTTCCCGCAGAAGGTCATCACCGACGCGGACATGTCCGACCCGCTGAGCGAAGTGTCGCTGCAACGGGTGCAGGCCGGCATCGACCGGATCATGCTGCTCTTCAGTCGGCCGGGCGAAGACAAGACGCCGACGTTCGGCGAGTTCGCGGCGGCGGATATTGCGAAGTACATCACCGTCGCCGACTTCATCGACAAATGCGTCGCCAGGGTTTCGAAGGTGCCGGTGCATTACCTCGAGATGAGCGGCGGTTTCCCAAGCGGGCGGGCGCTCAGGACGGCAGAGGCGCCGTTCGTCGCGAAGATCGTCGACCGGCAGCGGGCGTTCGGCTGGACGTGGAGCGAGGCCGTCAGCTACGGACTGCGCTTGCAGGGGCAGCCCGTCGAGCCGGGCAAGCTGCGGACCAACTGGGAGCCGGCCGCGCCGATGTCCGAAGAAGACAAGTGGGATCTCGCCGAGGTCAAGCTGCGGGCCGGGATGCCGTTCGAGGCGATTATCCGGGAGATGGGCTACGAAACCGATCAGGTGAAGATGATCCTGGCCGAGAAGAGCCGCGAGACGGAAGCGGCACTGCGCATGGTGAGCACGTTCGAGTCGCCTGACGAGGGCGAAGGCGAAGATGAGGAGGCGGCGTAGATGGCAACGGGCTATAACCCCGATCATGTTCAGGTCAACGGCAGGGAGTTGACCGGCGTGCGTTCGTTTGACTTCCGGCCAGCGCCGTCCGAATGGGACAACCTGCCGATTCCTAAGATTCGCCCCGTGTACTCCAAGATGCTTCGTGGAACGATGGAGATCGAGGGCGAGGACGAGGAGGCGGCATAGATGGGGCTACCTGATTGGCTGGCGTTTGTCATCGTCGTTGTGCTCGTTGCCGCTAATGGCGTGGTGTGGTGGGCGGCGTTGACCGAGCACAAAAGGGGTTGAATGATGCCACGCCTGACGCCTGAGCAGCGCGAGCACGCGGCCCTCGTGCGGCGGGGCATCGCCGCCGTCGACGGTGTCTACCGCGACCTGTCCGGCGAGGTGGCGCGCCTGTTCGCGCTGCTTGACGCTAGGCCGTTGACGTGGGAGTGGCGCATCGGCGTTCGTCGCCTGTTCGACCGTGTGCTTGGCCGCTTCTTCGGCCTGACGCAGCGGGCAGCGCTCACCTCGCGGCTCTTCCTGGCCATCGTCGGCGCGACGGGACCGGCGGCTGAGGGGCCGTTCCTGCGCGCCATCCAGCGCGTCCGTAGCATCGTCGAGCGGCGCGACCCGATGCTCTGGCAGCGCGTGACGTTTCGAGCGATGTTCGGCGGCGGTGAATCCGACCCGTTCCTTCGTGTGGTGCGGATGCTGACCGGGCCGCACGTCGACACGGAACGTTTGGCACGGTCGCGCATGTTCGACCCACAGCGGCGATGGGTGCAGACGGACGGCTACCGGCTGAGTGATCGCGTCTGGAAGATCGGGCGGGAACACCGGCGGGCCATCGACGAACGGCTGCGGCTGGCGATCCGGCGTGGTGAGGATGCGATCAAGGTGGCGCGTGACATCGAACAGTACCTCGACCCGCGCTACGCGCCGCTGCGCTATGAGGCAAGCGGACGGATCATCCTCGACCAGCGCAAGGGCGTGTTCACATTGGAGCCGCGTGGCGGGCATGGCTCGAGCGCGGCGCGACGGCTGGCACGCACGGAGATCACCCGCGTCCACGGACAGGCGACGATTGAGAGCGCCAGGACCATTCCCGGTGTTGTCGGTGTCCGCTGGATGCTGAGCGCACGGCATCCAAAGCCCGACGAATGCGACGACAAGGCGCGGCGCAGTAGCGAGGGGATGGAACGGGGCGTTTACCTGCCGAACGAAGTGCCGCGCTACCCGAGCCATCCGATGGACTTATGCACGCTGGCGCACGCGCACATGAGCCGTCGAGAGACGTTGGACCTGATCGTGGCACAGTATGGAGGGGCGGCGTGACTGAGCGGGATACAGGACCGTTCATGATTGGCGGGAACTTCGACTGCACGCGCCTTGCGGAAATAGCAGCGCAACGCCTTCATGTCTCCCCGGAAGCTGCCTTCCGCCTTGCCGACGATATTGCCATACCGGTCGCTATTAGCACAGCGACCGTTCTCGAATGGATCGGAGACGGATACGGGGTCGATCGGATCAAAGAGGCCGCGAAGCTCACGCTCGATGGCTATGGGGAATACGAGCTCCGAGCCGCGTTGTACAGCAGCGAGGCGGTGACGGCAGAAGGCTTTGCGTATTGGCTTCGCCGGAGGAATGCATGATCGCACCACGACCGCCGCGCAGTTCACGCATCGCGGAGACGACAGCATTTGCACGCGCCATGCTGCAATCACTCAACACGACCCTGAAGTCGATGCCATCCTACCGCTTGATTGAGGCGGCGGAGGCGTTGGGCCTGGACTCACCATACGAAGATGCCGTCGTGGCGAGATTCATGCTCGATTTGGCGACATGGAAGCGGATGATCGAAGGCACGGAGGCGTGTGATGATCGCACCACGACCGACGCGCATCTGTAACGTCTGCGGGCACCAGTTGCCGATCGACTCGTTTGGCCTCGGCTACCGCACAACGGCGCGGTCGATGACGTGCGAGGCGTGCGCCACTGAGCGGCACCAGGCGCGCCCGTGGACGCCGGCGCAGAACCGGCGACTCGTCGAGGCAGCGCGGGGCGTGGTGCGCTGCTGGGCGCCACTGACGGACCACATGACTGAGGACCAGCGGGCAGCCGTGCGGGAGCTGATCAACGCCATTGACCGGCATACGGGCACGAAGGATGAGGCGGCATGATCCACTCGCCGGACGTCGCCGCCGCACGCACCCTGCTCCGTCGAGCGTTGGAGCGGGGCGCGGTCGCCCGGTGGGACGGTGGCCGGCTCTTCCTCGACACGCCGGCCACTATGCCCATTGTGCTCGTGAATGGCCTCCATGATCGGCGCGCAGTGATTGACGAGATCGTGCCGCGTGACGACCCGGCGGCATCGTACGAAGTGCTGCGGAATCTGTTTTTGGACCCCGGCGAACTCGAAAACGAGGGCAAGCGATGATCGAGCAGCGCATGACGGACATCCAGAAGCGGTATCCTGCGATTCCAGAGCGACCAAAAAAGGCGAACGATCGCGCATGGTCATTGTTTGTCGAGCACATAGCCAGGCAAACACCCTACACGGAACTCGCACGACGCGAGGGCGTCACGCAGACGCGCATCCGACAGATTGTGACCGGCGTTCATGTCGCAATCCAGATCCAGCGCGGGCGCATGCGCTGCCCGTATTGCTACGGCGAGGGATGGGTGTCGGCTGAGCGAGGCAAGCGATGAGCGAGCAGCGGCCAGAGACGGCGACCTCGGAAGAGATGCGGCAACTCCGGTGCGAGCGGTGTGGGCGTGCCTACGCTCGGCCACGGACGTTCTTTCGGCATCGACCGTGCCCGCATCAGGTCGCTGGCGAACTTGGGCACGCCGATCATCCTATCCATGTCTGCGACCTGCTCTATCGACGCGACGGCAAGAATCATTCGCTGCGACAAGACGTGCTGAGGACGCTTGCGCCACAAAGCTATTGGGCGAGGTTGCCAGAATGAGCGAGCACGCAACCTCGGAAGAGATGCGTGACTTTGCCCGCGTGCTGCACCGGGCGCTGTCGATGATCCTGCGGTATCTGGAGAAGAGGTATCTGTGACAGACGACGTACGAGACACGCCGGTAACAGTCACGCTCACGCTTCGCGAATGGTGGCTCGTGCGCAATCAATTGCGAAATGCGGCGGATGACTGGCGACGATTCAACACTGACCCCGTCATCGCTGTGCGTGTTGACCATGTGGCCAACATCATCGACGAACAGGCGATCCATCCGCACGAAGCAGAGCGGACAGGCGGAGGCGTGCTAGACTAGCGACATAACTCAAGAGGGCCGCACGATTCATCGTCCCGCCCGCTCTTGTTGGGAGCCACCGGCAACGCTCGTTCCCTTCGGGAGCGGGCGTTTTGTTTTGCCCGGTCGGGGCCGGGTGGTGGAGGGGCAAATGCCCGACGAGAACGGTGCCGGGGCACCGAGCGCGAACGACGCCGGGGCGTCGCCTACTGACACGTCGCAGAGCCAGGCCGCCGGGGCTGCCCAAGGATCGAGCGACACGCCGACTCCCAAGCCGGCAACCGATACCGCCAACCGTCGCATCAAAGAGTTTGCCGAGAGCCGCGGCATTACCGTCTCCGCCCTCCTTGACCAATTCCAGCAACTCGAGAACGCCGGAAAGTCGGAACTTGAGAAAGCCATCAAGCGGGCAGAGGACGCGGAGAGCAAATGGACTGCCGCCGAACAGCGCGCTCGCACCACCGCCGGACGGGTCGCCGTCTATGACGCGCTCGACGACACGGTGGTGAGTAAGCGGGCCGTCTGGCTCTCAATCAAGGACGACCTGGAGTTTGACGACGACGGCGAGCCGACCAACGTCAAGGCCGTTGTCGCGAAGGCCAAACAGGACGATCCGAATCTCTTTCCTGCGGCACGGGGCAGCGCGAACGGCGGGGATCGCGGCAAGCCGGCAAGCGGACAAGACATCAACAGCCTTATCCGTCAAGCGGCGGGGCGGGCCTAACGACCTAGCAGGTAGGACAACGCCATGCCTTACAACAACATCGTGAGCCGCGCCGAGGTTCAGGCGTTGATCCAAGAGCAAGTCTCTTCGATCATGCTCCAGGGCCTCGAGAACGCATCCGGCGCGCTGAACCTGTTTACGCGGCTCAACGTGCCGACCAACCAGACGCGCTTTCCGGTCCTGAGTGCCCTGCCGACCGCGTACTTCGTGACCGGCGACACGGGCGTCAAGCAGACCACGGAAGCCAACTGGGCGAACAAGTACCTCGACGTCGAAGAGATCGCGGCCATCGTCCCGGTGCCGGATGCGGTGTTGGACGATGCCGGCTTCGACATCTTCGGCAGTGTGCGGCCGCTGCTCGAGAACGCGATTGCGCGGACGCTCGACGCGGCCATTTTCTTCGGCACAAACAAACCGTCCGCGTGGCCGACCGACATCGTCGCCGCCGCCGTGGCCGCCGGCAACGTACGGGCACGCGGCACGGCAACGACCGCACTGGGCGGCATCGCCGAGGACGTGAACCAGCTGATCGGCACGATGGAGGCGGACGGCTACGCGCCGACCGGCTTCGTCGCCAATAGCACCCTTCGTGCCCGGTTGCGCTCTGCTCGCGACGCCAACGGTCAACCGCTGATGGATGTCCAGGGTGGCGTGAGCAACATCTGGGGCGTGCCGACCGTCTATCCAATGGCGGGCATGTGGCCATCCGGATCGACCGTCGCGGAGCTCATCGCCTTGCAGCGCGAGAACTTCGTGCTCGGCGTTCGCCAGGACGTCACCGTCACGATCCACAACGAGGGCGTGATCACCGACGCGGCCGGGCTGGTTGTCTACAACCTCATGCAGCAGGACATGAGCGCGCTGCGCATCGTGTTCCGCGCCGGCTGGCAGGTGGTGAACCCGATCAACTACGACCAAGCGGTCGAAGCGAACCGCTACCCAGCGGCAGTCATGCGAACGCCGTAACCCTGAAAGGAATGGTGATTCGCCATGAGTGATCGCAGCATTACGCCGGTCTTTCGGCAGCAAGTCCCGGGAATGGCGACGGCGGGCACGGACGACTCGACGGTCGTGGGCGAGGTTCCGTTCGCGGGCACCGTCACCGCCGTCACCTACACGCCCGACGCGGCCATCACCGGCGTCAACACGAACACGCGCCGCGTTGCGTTGCGGAACCGCGGACAGACGGGCGTCGGCACGACCGTGATCGCCGATCTGCAATTCAACGCCGGCGTCAACGCGGCGGCGTTCGATGAGGTCAGCCTCACCCTGAGCGCAACACCGGCTGATCTGGTGGTCGCCGAGGGCGACATCCTCGAATGGTTCAGTGACGCGGTTGCCACTGGTATCGCCGATCCGGGCGGACTCGTGTCCGTCAGCATCGCCCGGAGCTAACGGATGACCGATCCGGAGATCGTCGCCAACACAGCGCAGCACGCGGCACGCACGGCGTACCAGGCGGCGCTTGACGTGGCGGTCGCCGGTGATCCGGTCGCCCGGGCGGCACTGACGGAGCGATACCGGCCGATCTACGAGTTTCAGAAGGAAGGCCCAGATGTCGGACAAAGAGACGAAGCAGAGTCAAAAGCAGGCCGCGTCAACTGATGGCGGCAACGTCGAGAACGCCGATTCCGGGCGCGAACAGGTGCAAAGCCAGTTCGATGAAGCCAACGAAAAGGGCTACTTCGGCGTGACGAGCGACCCGACGCCCGACGAGAACTACACGCTCCGCGGCAACGACCTGCCGACGCCGGAGACGGACGACAAGCTGGCCGAAGAGGTCTTCGCGCATCAGCGCAAGCTCGCGCGTGAGGGTGGTCTGTAGTGGCTGACCCGCTGACCAGCGCCAGTGAAGCGCGCTATCTGCTCGAGCAGGCCACGGCGGCCGCCGTGCTACCCGGCCTGACGAGCACGGAGATCAGCGCGCTCCTCGACATGGCGGCGAGCCTCACGACGGACACGCCGCCGGCGACCGTCTACACCGGACGCGACCTGAACCGGACGGCCTCGCTCGGCTGGCAGTGGAAGGCGAACAAGGTCAGCGGCGACTTCACGATCTCGCTTGAGGGCGGGATGCGGTTCAGCCGTGAACAGGTCTACGCGCACTGCGTTGACCGGGCGGCGGCGTTCGCGGTCGGCACGGCGAACGTGCTCACCAGCGGCGGCGGCCGGATGGGCATCACGTCCATTGGGCTCACGACATCGCTGACGGAGGCGGTCTGATGCCAGACATGGTGATTGACGCAAACGGAATGCCGATCTTCGCGCCAGACCTTGCCGAGCGCTACGCCGACACGCGTGCCAGTCTGGGCATCGACATCGTCGCCGAGGCGGTCAGGGGGGCGATCATCGCCCTGTTCGGAGCGGAAGCGTGGGCGCAATTCGAGCGCCAGACATGGCCACACGCCCATGAAGCAGAGAGGACGAAGGGCTGATGCCGGCCTTCATTAGTGAGGCGCAGATGGCGGCGCTCCGTCCGGTGATCCGCGACGGCTACGCCACGACGCAGGTCGTCAACAACCACGAGCCGATTGTGTTGCAGCGCATCCACCCGGATACCGGGCTACCGACCGCGCAACCGGCGTTCACGCCGATCAGCGTCCAACTGGCCGACCGGCAGGAGCAGGTCGTCGGCGCGAACACGGGCAGCGTGCGGACAGTCCTCGGCGGCGAGATCACGACGTTCGCGCCGTTCGTGGGACAGATCGGTGATCGGTTCAGCTGGGGCGGGCGGCCGTGCGTCGTCCGGCTCATCGAGTCGGAGCGGTTCGGCGTCATCACCGTCCGCTTCGAGATGCAGGGCTAGGGCGATGGCAGGCACGCGCATCTACTGGAAAACCAACCCGTCGCGCATCGGGCAGAACATCCGCACGCGCGCCAACCGGGCCGGCGATGCCGTCTTCGCCGTGGCGCAGAACGGGGCCAGCAAAGGCGAGAGCGCGATGAAGAGCGGCGCGCCCTGGAACGACCAGACCACGAACGCCCGCCAGGGGCTGACCGGGACGGCCGTTCGGCAGGGGCGTAACAGCCAGATCCAGCTCTATCACACGATGGACTACGGCATCTACCTGGAGCTCGGCACGTACAAGATGGCGCCGCGAGCCATCGTCCTGCCGACCATGCAGCAGATCGAAGGCGAGGTCGTGGCCGACGCGGCGGAAGCCGTGAGCCGGATCATGGGAGGCTAGGCGATGGCGCTCATCCCGTCTATCCATAGCCGGCTCAGCGGCGACCTGCTCATTCAGGGCTTCGCGCCGGGCGGGGTCTATGACCGCGACATCCGGCCGCTCGGCATGGGTGAGACGCCGAACGCCTACGAATCGACCGGGCTGCTGCGACCGCTCCTGATGGTGGACGACACCGGCGGCAGCGCGGACCCGTTCGGGCCGAACGGCGCGTACGGCGAGTACGTCTTCGTGTGGGCCTTCGGGCCGCGCACGACGAACGGGCGGACGGCGGTGCGCAACCTCATCGAGCGGAGCACGGTGCTCCTGCATAACTGGCACGAGCCGACGACGCGGGCGCGGATGGTCCGTGCCGACCGGCTCGGCGAGCAGAGCGACGACGCCGACCCGGACGCGGTGATGGATCGGCTCAGATTCCGCGTTGTCGGCATGTACGCCGGCGTCACGGTCTAACGAAAGGGCACGAGATGGCGAAGAACGATCAGCAACAGGAAGAGGCGCAGGCACAGGTCGCGGACGACAACGTGACCGCGCCGTCGCCGGTACAGGCCGTCCGGTTCGCGCCGGATGAACTGAACGGCGGGCTCGAACTGTCCGACGCGACCGAGGCGCAGCGCAACGCGGCGCTCCGGTATCTCTTCGAGGGCGGCGATCGGCCGACCTTCCAGTTCGCCTACAACGTCCACTGGGCCGGCCAGGTCCGGGTCGTCAAGGGCTAAGGGATCTTCGATGGTGCGGACGATCGAGTACACGGGCGGGCCGAATCCCTTTGAGAACATCCACGCCTTTCGGGCGCGGCTCAAAGAGCAGGCGCCGGACTGGGACGACATGCAGGTGAGCCGCTTCGTGCGCGCGATCCTGATGCTGCGCCGACCGCGCAACGACACGTTGACCGTGATTCGGTTCGGCGCGGACGTCTGCAGCGCGGACCTGCCGGGCATCCCGGCCTGGCCCTACCTGCCCGATCAGTGGAAGCACACCATCGAGAAGTTTCCCATCGACAGCGGCATTGCCCTTGAGGGTGACGACGCGGCCGGCGTGCAGCGTGAGGCGTTCCAGAGTGGACGTAAGCACGGCATCAATCGGATGACGCTCGTCGCGCCGGTGGGGCTCAAACAGACCTACGTCTGGAGCAAGGCGACCAACTGGACGCAGCAGGTGGACGACGCCGACGCCGCGATCCTGCTCAGCAAGCGGCCGGGCGACATGGACGTCGGCACGGCGGTACGCACGCTGATCGCCGCCTTTCGGATGCGGTCACGCCCGCCGGCGTGGCCGGACTACCTGCAATTCCGCGACGTCGATCGGGTCGGGCCGTTGGTCGAGCCACGATCCTACGCACCGCCCGTCAAGGAGCGGTACGAGATGCACGACTGGAACGACGTTGGGGCATTCCAGCGCGACCAAGAGCGAAAGCCGCAGTGGCTAGTCACGCGGTAGTGCCGTTCCGCTGTGCGGCGCGAACACACGCCTGGCGGGTCGACGGGCAACTCCTGACGATCCGCTGCACTGACAAACGGTGTCCTGACCAGCGCCGCGGATTCAAAACGATCCATGTGTGGGACTTCCGCACGATGGAAGAGCAAACACCACGGTATGAGCCGGTCGAGTCCGGCAAGGAGACAACCGAATGATTGGGTACAACCTCGATCACGTCCAAGTCGCGACGAAGACCGGCTCGCCGACGTACCTTGACGTGCCGGCCGCGACCACGCTGAACGCCAGCATCACGTCCGACCAGGATGTGTTCAAGGCGGACGGCAAGACGTACGCGATCGCCAACAGCGCGCCGGAGGGCGAGGGCGAACTGGGGTTCGGCGTTACGCAGATCACCAACTTCGCCATCATCAACGGTGGCACGTACAGCACGAGCGGAACGACGCCGAACATCGTCGACCGCTACATCCAGCCGGGTACCACGTCACAGCCGACCGTCATCCTGGCGGCCTGGATCAAAGACGTGGACCCCAACGACACCACGCGCGCCGGCTTGCGGCTCGTGCTTCCCGCCGCATCCATCGCGCCGGTGAGCGCCTCGTTCGAGCAGGAGTCGTGGGCGGAGTGGACGGCGGACCTGAGCTTCGTCGCCGACTCCGCAATCAACGCCATGATCATCTACGAACTGATGGAGACGGCGCCCGTCTTCACCGGCAACGTCATCCCGGTCACGCTGTAAGCAGCTTAGCGATCTCTCGCCAGGCCCATGCGGGCGACAGGAGAGGAACGGAGACACGATGAGCGAGAACGGATCCCAGGACACGATCGTCACGGATGCGGTCGAAGAGCACCGCATCCCGACGCGGGCCGATGCCCGCCGAGCGCGGCGACAGGAGGAGATCGGCTTCTGGTTCCCGCTGCACGACACGGGTGGGGAGGCGCACGTTCGGATTCCCGACATCACGAAGCGGGCCGAACTCGACCTGATGCCCGACACGATCCAGCGGGAAGTTCACAAGGCGATGCAGGTTGAGTCGGGGCAGGGCAACCGGCCGCGCAACGTGACGCTCGGCGAGTTCAAACAGAATCTCTCCAAGAATCAAAAGCTCGCCGACCTGCTCTGCGTCTACGGGTTTGTCCTGCCGAAGTTGGTCCTGCGGGAAGAGGACATCGACGAGGACGAACCCTACTGCATGTTGGTCACGGACCTGAGCGAACGGGAGCGCAAGCGCTTCCTGCTGCGCTGCATCGGCAACGAAGAGGAGGCGGCGAAGCGGCTGCAGCCGTTTCTGGTCGAACCCGCACAACCTGTACCGGCTCGCGCGCCTGAGCCAGTGGCCGCAGAGGCCGTCCGACATATTGCGGTTGGACCAGACGAGCTCTAGCGCCGCGACGTGTCTCGACTTCGACTTCGCCGTCGTCGACTTCTGGGACTGGTACGAACGCACACGCGAAGAGCGCGTCAAAGCGCGTCAGAGCAAGGCCGAGGAGCTCAGCAGGGGTCAGGTATGGGCACCGAAGTACAAGACCGTCGAGGCCATCCTGGCGCTCTACGGGGCCACTGACGGTGAGGGCGTCGCCCACGACGACACGGAGTTCGACGACGTGGACATGGACGCGCTGTTCAGCATGTTCACCGATGGCGGGATTGGCCCGCTGATCTAGGACGCGGGAGCAACGCCGGTGCTACTCGGCACAGCGACAGCCGTCATTGACCTCGAGATCGACCGCTTCATGGCGAACGCGGCGCGGGCCGAGTCGGCGATGGGTCGGCTCGGTCAGGCGGGCGGCGCCAACCGTGGTCTGACCGACTGGGCGTCACGAAACGAGCGGGCAATGAACGACACCGGGCGCGGGTTCGCCGTGCTCGGTGGGGCCATGATCGCCACCTTCGGTGCCGGCATCAAGGCGGCAGCGGATCTCGAACAGGGACTGGCCAATATCGAAGCCACGCTGGGGCGCGGCGCAACGCCCGATCTGATGGGGCGGATTGCCGACGAGACGCGGCGCATCGGCGTCAATAGCCAATACAGCGCGCCGGAAGTTTCGGCCCTGATGGATGCGCTGCTCAAGGCCGGTATCGATGCCGAGCAGGCGCTCGGCCCGCACGGCGCGACGCAAGCCGTCGTCGACCTGGCATCCGCCACCGGCGAGACGTTGCCGGTGGCCCTAACCGGCGTCACGCAGGCAATGAATACCTGGAGTCCGGCGATCGTCGATTCGGACATCGCCATGACCGACGCAAGCCGGGCGGCGGACATCCTCACTGTGGCCGCGAACGAATCAAGTGCCGGCGTCGGCGACATCATTATGGGTATGCGGAACATCGGGCCCGTGGCGGCGTCGTTCGGCGTCGGCTTCGATGAGGCGGCGGCGTCGGTTGCCGTCTTTACCGGGTACGGCCTCAAGGGTGCCGACGCGGGCGTGAGCCTTGCGCGTGGTATCCAGAATCTCGTCGATCCGACGTCCGACGCATCGGCGGAGATGGAGCGGCTCGGCATCGACGCCTTCGACGCGCAAGGCAACTTCATCGGCTTTCCGCCGCTCTTCGATCAACTCAGTACCGCGCTAGCCGGGGCGACCGACGAACAGAAGGCGCTCACGCTCGGCACGATCTTCGGCGCGGAGGCGATCGACGTGATGGGGCTCGCCGCGCTCACCGGCGGCGACGACATCCGCGCCATGACCGGCGAGATGAGCCAGAGCGGGATCGCGGCGGAGCAGGCAGCGAAGCGGCTCGACACGCTCAAGGGCGCCTGGCAGCGGGCGACGGAGGGCGTTAGCACGCTGCTTGGCACGATCATGGCCGAGGCGGTGCCGGGTCTGACGCTCTTCGCGGACCTGATCGCCCGGATCACCGAGAGCATGATTGGGATACCGCGACCGCTGCGCATCGTTGCGGCGGCGGTGCTCGGCATCGGTGGAGCCGCCCTGCTGGCGGCGGGCGCGTTCCTGATTATGCTGCCGCGCATCCTTGAGACGCGGGCAGCGCTGGCGACGCTCCAGACCGCGCCGGGCATCCTCGGCAAGTTCAGTCGTGGCCTGGGCCGGTTCGGGCGCTTCGCCGCTATCGGAGCACGGGCGTTCGGCGTGATAGGCCTAGCGGCGACCGCGCTGTATTTCGCCTATAAAACGAACTTCCTCGGCATCGGTGACATCGCCGACGACTTTGTGGCCAAGTTCGTGCCGAGGTTCAAGGCGCTCAACCAAGTTACAGATCCGCTGTCGGCGGTGCTCTTTGGTGTCGGTGCGGGCCTGCGGAATATCGGACTCAATGATCTCGGCGGATGGTTTGAGGGCCTGGCTCGTGGCACCGATCGAGTCATTGACTCGATCACCGCGTTTGGCCGTCTGCTCGACCTCTCGAATCCCCGCTGGGCCGCAGCTGCCGGCCCCTTGAAATCTCTCGTCTCCGGCTTCCGCCTCGTCAGCGACAGCGTGAGCGACTTGATCTCCGCGTTCCAGGAGGGCGGATGGTCGGCGCTCTGGGATCGCCTGCCGGAAGAGTTGGGTGACGCAGGCCGTGGCCTTCAGCGAGTATGGGAGGGGTTCACCCAACTCGTCGACGCGCTCGACATCCCAGCGGTTGCCCTCCGTATTGGCGGCTGGCTTGTTAGCGCTGCGGTGGATGTCGGCGGTGCCATCGCCGACTGGGTCACAGGCACCGCTCTTCCCGCCGCAGGTGCGGCTGCCCAGAACATCGGCAGTATCGCCCTCACGATCGGTGGCTGGCTGATCAGTGCCGCCAAGAGCGTCTGGAGCGCCATCAAAGAATGGGTACTCGGCCAGGGGCCCGCTGGGCAGAGCGGTGCCGCCGGTGACCTCGCCGCGCTCGGTGGCGGTACCGGCGGCGCGGGGATCAACCTCGGGACGATCGCGGTCCTGATCGGCGGTTGGATTATCAGCGCCGCCAAGAGTCTCTGGGGCGCGATCCAGGAATGGGTCGCAGGCCGCGGCATGGCAGGAGCAAGCGGCGCCGCCGGCGACATCGCCGCTCTAGGGGGCGGAGGTGGCCAGGGTGTCAATATCGGGACTGTCGCGGTCCTGATCGGCGGTTGGATCGTCTCGGCACTCCAGAGTCTCCGCAGTGCCATCGTTGACTTCGTGCTCGGCGGTGGGTCGGGTGGCACCTTTGGAACAGGCTTTGCCCGAGCAATGATCGGCACCGGAGCAATCACCCATCCCAGTGTCGCTGTCAACATCGCCGGATGGATCATCAGCGCGGCGAAGAGCATCGGCAGCGCGATCCGTGACTTTGTGCTTGGCGGGGCCACGAGCGGCGGAACCTTTGGCTCAGGATTCAGCCGGGCGATGGGCGGCACTGGCGACGTGCCGATTCCAAGCGTCGGCGTCACCATTCGAGACTGGTCGATCACCGCAGGAAAGAGCATCGCCCAGGCGATCAATGAGAAAGTCATGGCAGGAGCGCCTTACGTGACCGATGGCGTCCAATGGGTGCTCAATCTCGTCGCGCCGCGCATTCAATTTGGCGGCGGCGGCGGCGGCACCTTTGGCTCCGGCTTTGGTCGCGCAATGGGCGGCGGCGGTGGTGGCGGCGGCCTCGGCGCGCAAATCAATCAATTCATCAAAGGTCGACTGGCGAATACTATCGTTGATCTTGCCAACTGGACGCTCGATGTCGGCGCGCCCAAGATCCTCGAGAGCTGGGGCAACATGGCCGAAACGATCAAGAGGCGCATAGGCCCGATTGTTGCCGACCTTGGAAGCTGGACGCTGAATGTTGCCGCGCCCAAGCTCGTCGAGAGTTGGGGCAATATGGCGAGCGTCATCCAGAATCGTGTCTCGCAATTCTTCGCCGGCACGAAGGTCGAGGCGGTATTCAACCTTATCGCTCGAATCGGCAACGTCGACTTCAGCGCCGGGAGCGCGCTTTCCACGATCAACAATCGCATCGACCAGTATTTCGCCGGATCACAGGTCAAGGCGACGATCGACTTGCTTGCGGAGATAGGCGACGTCGTTCTGCCTGCGTTGGGTGCAATCAAGGACGCGATTCAACAGCAAATCGCGCTCGGCGATGCTGCGCCCGAAGTCCCCATGAAGGTGATTTTCGACATGACGATCGGCAAAGTGAATACGCCGAGCATGGAGGACATCATTGCCGCCGCGAAGGCCGCGATCTCCATCATGGGGCCAATCACTGTGCCGGTGCCGATCAGTCTGGACTTCCAATTCGGCGGCGGCGGTGACGGCGGCGCCTCGCCACTCGGCTACAAGGGCGACTTCATCCCAGAAGACGCGGGCAGCGGCATGTTTGCCGGTCTGGCGACGCAAGTCCAGACAGAACTCGCATCTGTGAACACGACGATTCAGACCGAAGTCGCCCTGTGGGGCACAACGCTCAGCACGGGAGTCACGACGATGGTCGCGCAGGTTGGCCTGGCCATGTTCAACCTGCAAACCGGCATCACGACGACCTTTGGAAATATCGGACTCGCTGTCTCAACGGCGATGCCCACTCTGAGTACGGCCGTGACAACCGCCTTCACGATCATGGTGGCACAGGTCGGGCTCGCCATGTTCAACCTGCAGACCGGCGTCGCCCTGGCCTTCACGACAATTGCCACGTCGGCAACAGTGGCGATGGCGACCCTGAACACGGCGGTCGGGACCGGATTCACGACGATGGTGACGAGGGCGGCATCGGCCCTCGCGAATCTTCAGACGGGGGTCGCGACGGTGTTCGCATCCCTGTCCGCCACCATCGGGACGGCGATGAACAGCATCGCGACGAGAGTGGCGATTGGCATGTCCGGGGTCGTTGTAGCCATCTCCGGCGGCATGAACCGGGCGGCGCAGGCCGCGACCAATGCCGCGCAGCGGATCAGCAATATCATCGGAGCGCTCGCCGGCAAGATCGCCAACGATGGGCAGCGGGCAGGAGACGCCTTTGCCAATGGGATAGAGTCGGGCTTCTCTAGCGCGGTCAGCGCCGCGCAGGCCGCGGCCAGCTCAATCGTCGGCGCATTCAGCCAGCTTCCCGGCACAATGGCCGCGATCGGCCGTGCCGCCGGAGCGGGGCTCGCCGGCGGGCTCCGGTCGCAGATCGGTGCTGTCTCGTCGGCGGCGTCGGCACTGATGGCTGCCGCCAACGTCGGCGCCGCCGTTACCGCGTTGATTAGCTCGCCATCGAAGGTCTGGACAGACTTCGGTGTCCAAATGGCGGCCGGGCTTTCCGGTGGCCTGCGCGCCGGGCAGCCGCGAGTAACGGGTACGGCGGTCGCGGTCGTCACCAATGCGATCAGCGCCGCGAAGCAGGCGGCCGGTATCTCCTCCCCGGCGAAGAGGATGGTCCCGGTCGGCATCAACATGGACGAGGGGCTGGCAAGGGGCATCCGCGACGGTATGCCGCTCGTGGTCAACGCGGCCGTGTCTGTCGCACAAGCTGCGGTCAATGCGGCGCGCCGTGTTATGTCCGCAACGTCGGTCACCGACATGGTCCGGGCGCGCATCCGATCAGGCGCGCCGACGATCATCAACGGTTGGCAGCGCCTCGCCGATGGTTTCTGGAAGAGCGTCAATACCGGCGTCGTCCGCAAAGGCATCCTGGCCGAAGACAATACCTACGTGAATCCGGACTTCTACAGCCGGCTCGGCCGGACGGCAGGGTCGGCGTTCGCGTCCGGGGTGACAAGTGGAGCCCGGTCGGGCCTCGGCATCCACTCGCCATCGCGTGTGTTTGAAGAACTGGGTCGGCAATCGTCGCTCGGCTATATGAGCGGGTTCGAGACGACATTCTCGCGCAGTGCCCTTGCCGTCACGCCGAACCAACCGCGCTACGACGTGCCGACCCGCAGCGGTGGTGGCGGCAGCCAGACGACGATCTACCAGACGGTGATTACACCGACGCCGAGCGAGTACGACCGCATCGACCACGACGCCCGCCGCGGTGCGGGTGCCGCCGACGTGCTCGAGGATGTGAAGCCGGCGCGACGGGCGACGAGCACGCGGCTCGGCTCGACGCTGCGCTAGAGGAGCAACGATGCCAGTCCCGGCGGTTCCGACGATCATCAGCCCGCGCGACGACGTGACATCGACATCGCTGCCGCTGCTCACGGCGACGGTGCCGGCGATGGCGAACCAGGAGGTCTACGCCGTCCTGATGACGGCGGGCGGGCAAGTCCTCTCCGTCAACGCCATGACCAACACGACCGGCACGACCTGGACGTTTCAGCCAGTCGCGCCCAACTCGACCAACCAGACGACGGACTTCACCCTCGGCGACGTACCGGCCAGCGGCTCGCTGCAGTTCAGTCTCTTCGACGTGTTGACGGTGCCGATTCCGTGGGATGCCGACGCGGATGGGATCAGGGAGGCAATCGAGGCGCTGCCCGACGTGGGCCCGGGCAACGTCGACGTCACCGGGTCGTTCATTGGCCAGTTTGTCGAGGTGACCTTTATTGGCGACATGAGCGGGCTCAAGATCCTTCCGACCGGCAATGATCGGTCGCGCTTTACGTACGAGTTGAACACGAAAACCCTCAAGAACGCGGCCGGGACGGCGGTCACGGTGACGGCGGCGGCGCTGACCACGCCGGTCGGCAGCGTGCCGCTGGTCGAGAGCCAATACAACGGTCGTTACGCCTGGGCGGCGACCGCCTATGACAACGTCAACGCCCTCTATAGCGGCGGTGCAAATCTCTTCCGCTACGCCGAACTCTCCGAGATGGCGACGTTCTGGGTGAGCAATACGCTCAGCCTGACGGTCCAGACACCGACCGCCGCGCAGGTGATCGACGACCTACGCCCGATCTTTTACTGGACCGTCACGAACGCGCTCGAGGACGTGGACCCCGTCGACTACCAGGAGATCTATTACGTCGACGCGGGCGGCGCGGGCATCTATCTGTGGGCCACGGACGGCAGCAACCCGAACGCGCGCGACGTGCCGCTGCGAGATACGCGAGGGAAGGAAACCGACCGGCAGGCGCATCCGGCGCGGCTGATCTTCACCAACGGCGGCGTCTATACGGCAACGTTCTTCGTTCGCAAGGCGAGCGGTCAGAGCGCGACCGTCACCCGGACCTTCACGATCTCCTACACCGGCGCCGTGGCCCCTACGCCGTTCAACGCCTCGCTGAGCGCCGATAGCACCTATCTGGACCTGACACACGCGCAGGCGGCAAACAACGCCCTGTGGCGCGCCTACGTGTACTCCGTGCGCGATGTGGGCACGGCGCTCCGCGACAAGAGCGAGCGGATCATCGGGCGCGTCACCGACCGGCTGGACACGACGTTCCGCACCTTTGCCTTCCCGTTCAACCGGCCGTTTATCGTCGCCGTCGAGGTCGAGACGGAGGTCGACGGGAAACTCTATTACGGCACGGCGGCGCAGGGCACGTTCGCGTCCGGCGTCCCGTTCAGCGGCACGGTCATCAGCGAAGTGTTTTCGCCTGAGACGCATGTGATCCTGCCGGCACGGCAGAACCGGCGCAAGCGACACCCCAAAGAGACGTTCAC